GTATTACAGCAGCACTTGACTTAGACTATTTTGACACCATGCAAATTACCAATGATGGCCAAGGCGGTTCAACCATTGTCAAGACTCTGCAATGTCAGGGAGTAGCCCACGACATCACCCCTAACACTTGGGTAACAGTTTTGACCACACAGGAACCTTTACTCGATGTTATGTACTAGAATTGACCCTATGAAAGAGGTGTGCTAATGGCAACAGGTTGGCCAATGAAAACGACTTATGCGAATGGAGATGTCTATTCCGCATCGGATGTCAATGATATTACTGGCACGATTAACTTGCTTCAGACAAGCACACTATCTCGTGCAGGTGGCAAAAATGTCATTATCAATGGTGGCATGGATATTTGGCAACGCGGCACATCTTCAACAGCAGTTGGTTATGGAAGTGCAGACCGCTGGTATCAAAACAACGCAGGCGGTACGGGAACATTTGCGCAAGAAACTACAACAGTTCCAACTGGTGCGCGTTATGCAATGAAGTTTACAGCGAGTTCGAGTGCTGCACCTCAAATCCATCAATACATTGAAACAATGCAAGTAATCCCATTACAAGGTCAGACAGTTACATTGTCTGCATCAATGGGCGCAAGCACATCAACAGCAATGGGATTAGATTTAGCGTATACCACATCTGTCGATTCAGGAGCGGGTGCAAGTTGGACAACAATTACTCCAACTTCGACCACATCAGGGGCATCTGTAACAACATATCAACGCCTTAATAGCGTTTATTCAATTCCATCAACTGCAACATCTTTGCGAGTGAGGTTATATTCAGTCAATAATATTGCCAATACTGTTGTGGTTTATTTTGGAAATGTCCAACTAGAACTAGGTTCAACTGCCACTACTTTTAGCCGCGCTGGTGGAACTATCCAAGGAGAATTAGCCGCTTGTCAGAGGTATTACTACCGACAGTCAGCAGTAGAGTCATTTTCAGATTTTGGGCTTGGTTTTGCAGTAAGCACAACATCAGCAAGAATTGAAATATCTATGCCAGTCACTATGCGAGTTGCTGCAACAAGTTTAGAATACTCAACTTTAATTCTTTGGGATGGTTCAGGAACAAATACAACTGTTACCAGCGCAGCACTTGGTGAAGTTGGTTTGCAGAGGTTGAGATTAACTATTGGAGTTGCCTCAGGTTTGACTCAATACCGACCTTACTCATTGTTAGCAAATAACAGCACATCAGCCTATGTCGGCTTTAGCGCGGAGTTGTAAAATGGAAAACACAAAAGAACTCATTGTTGAAACACCTAATGGCGAAAGCGTCACTCACATCATTATTGACCACGGCAATGAGCAATTTACCTCAATGCTAAAATCAACATACGACGCTATACAAGCGGAACACTTCACACCGATGGTAACTGATGAAGCCGCTACTCTGTAAAGCAGGGCAACAACTCCGTGAGCAGATTGATGATTCCTTTCCTGACCGCGATAGAAAGTCTGATGGTTGGATAGGCGATGCCAAACACTCCAATCGTAAGAGTGACCACAATCCCGATAAGACTAACGGAATCGTCAGGGCTATTGATGTGGATAAGGACCTCGACTCACGCGCCAGCACAGGTGCTTATCTTGCCGACCAAATACGCCTATGTGCCAAGGCAGGCGATAAGCGAATCTCCTATGTCATTTTCGCAGGAAAGATTGCCAGTGCTAAATCGTTTTGGCGTTGGAGAACTTATTCTGGCATTAATAGCCACCATGCACATATCCATATCAGTTTTACTAAAAAGGGCGATGAGAACGGTTCTTGGTTCGAAATCCCGATGTTAGGAATAGGAAATGAAAATGAATAAAAACACAAAGAACGCAATCAAGTCTTACCTCAAGGCTGTTGCGGTTTCAGCAATTACTTTAGGCCTTGCGCTTGTTGCTGATATTCGTCCTGAATATGCAGTTCTTGCATCTGCTTTAGTTGCACCAATTGTTAAGTACCTAGACCCATCCGATGACCAAATCTCATGAGTCCAACAGATTGGACGGGTGTTGTAGTTGCTGCACTGACCGTTATTGGTTCATTTATTGGTGCAGTCAAATGGTTAGTAAAGCATTATCTAAACGAACTAAAGCCAAATAGCGGCTCTTCTATGCGCGACCAAATAACTGCATTAGAAGCGCGTGTCGAAACAATAATTCGTATTCTAGAGAGGTAACAATTCTCTTATGGCAAGAAAAGCAACTAAGAAATTAGTGGATGAAGGCTATTCCAAACTAGACGCGTGGGCAATCGGAGTGCATGAGATGTACCGTGCATTACGCCGCGCAGGTTTCCCAGTTGATTTGGCACTTGCCATCATTGTTGAGAAGAACGCATATCCTGAATGGATACTGCCTAACCCAATCAACCCAAATATCCCAGAGCCAGACTGGTATGAGGACGATGAGGATGAATGAAACGAACTATCGTTTGGCCCGACCTTCAGTGCCCGTACGAGGATGCACATGTTGTACGAAATTTTGAATTATTTGCAAAAGCGTTTAAGCACGATTCTGTCGTTACTATCGGAGATGAGATTGACCTTCCTCAGATAAGCCGTTGGACTGAAAACACTCCAGGCTGGTACGAACAGACACTAGCGGATGACCGCGACCACACGGTTGACGTATTATGGCGATTGACACAATACGCCAAGGAAGCACATTCAGTGCGTAGCAACCACACTGACCGTTTGTATAACGTCATCATGAAGAAGATTCCCGCTTTCCTATCTTTGCCAGAACTCAAGTTTGAGAAGTTTATGAAACTCGATGAACTAGGGATTCAATTTCATAAAGAAGCCTTTCCAATAGCGCGTGGGTGGATAGCCGTCCATGGCGATTTAGGTGGGCTTAATCCAAACCCAGGAATGAGCGCGTTGAACCAAGCCAAAAAGGCAGGCGTATCAACCATTATGGGACACACGCATAGAGCGGGCAGAAGTGCCGTTTCTGAGGCCTACAACGGCTCTGTGAGGCGCGTACTGCACGGAGTTGAAGTGGGACACGCAATGAACGTAAAGGCCGCCAAATACGTTTCTATGCCCAATTGGCAGCAAGCCTTTGCCATTGTTACAGAAGTAGGCAAGAATGTCCAAGTTGACTTGATTTATGTGGAAAAGGATGGCACGTTCGTAGTCCACGGTAAGCGATATGGGCGGCCTCGCTAGCGACATTTTCCCTGTACGCAGGGATATTGACGTTCAGATGGACGATGGAGAATTGTTACCATTTCGTTATCAAAATAGGCTTGACTTGTCCTGACCCTGTGCAACACTAATGCCATAACCAATCGAACGAATTGGGAAAAGGGGCAAAAGATGGGCGCAATGAAAGCAATTTATATGGATATGGCAGAGGATTTCGAAAACCTTAACGAAACCTCGATGCAGTTCAAAGGCAATAACTGGGAAGCACAGGACGGACGCTTTGAAGGTCCAGTCAATTACGAACTCGATTACATCTATTGGTTTGACAATTACGCCAACCTCATGGCGGCACGCACAATCCTTCAGGATTTTGGCAACAGTTATGAAGCCATCTTTGATGATGCCTTAGGCCAATGGTGCTTAATCACTGACTATCAATCAATGTGCTGGAGCAACTAATGTCATTATTCTGGTGTTTTGCATTTGGAATCTTATTCACAACTATTGGCTATTACATGGGCATTACTATTGGCAAAGAGCAAGGTCATCGTGACGGCTACTTACGAGGTCGTGCAGTTTCACGACAAGAATTCTGGAAGGAATAAATGAAAGCAACCGAGGCACTTATCAATGCAATCGACATTATGCAAAGTCGTTCTAAAATCTACGGTCACGCGAAAATCAATCAAGGTCGCATCGCTGCAAGGCTTACCTGTCTATTTAGTTACCCAGTCACAGACTATGAGGCTTGTCTTGCAATGGTCGAAGTCAAACTCAGCCGAATCCAAGAGTCACCAAAACATGTTGACTCCTATCAAGACGCCATCGCTTATTTGAGCATGGCCTTAGAACTCGCAACAGAAGAGGATGAACTATATGTTTGATTTGAGTTCGTATGAAGATGTTAACTCTAGAATTCGCCGCTTTCAGGTGGCGTTTCCTGTCGGAAGGATTGTTACAGATGTCATTCAATTTAATGCTGAAAAGGGTCATGTCCTTATATCAGCCCAGATTTACCGCGAGCATGAAGATACGCTTCCTGCTGCTGTCGATTACGCTTTTGGAGATGCAAGTACGTTTAATGCTTCGATGCGTAAGTTTTACGTTGAAGATACTGTCACGTCAGCGATTGGCAGAGCATTATCACTTATCCTCGAAACAACACATAAACCAACAGTTCAAGACATGGCAAGAACCAAACTCGCAGAACCTAAACCCGAAAAATATATCCCTGTCATGAAAGAAGATGACCCTTGGACTATCAAAACTGTTGCAATGCCAATAACTTCAGAAGAAGCAGTCAATACCGTGAAAGACATTATAGGTGGCACAACTGACAAAGATATCCCTACTTGCGCATGTGGTAAGCAGAGAATCTTACGCACTGGTACAGGTAAGAATGGTAAGCAATGGGCCGCTTGGGATTGCTGCTATAAGGCAAGCAACTATCAAGTAGGTCAGCAAAAGCCATGTGACCCAGAGCGCATTTGGCTTGAACTCAACAGTTTGGGCCAATGGCAGGCACAGAAGGTTAGAGGATGAGTACGCTTTCATCGTTTGATTTAGACTTTCGTTACGGCTATGCAGGTGAGCAGTTAGTTGAGGAATTACTCACCAACGGCAAAACGGTTGAAGTCAAGCGTGACCGTCGATGGCATGAAACTGGCAACCTATACATAGAGGTTGAATGTTGGTATAACAGCACGCAGAGTTGGCAGGCTTCAGGCATTGCAATCACGGAAGCGGATTATTGGGCTTTTGTGTTAGAAGAAAGCGTTTTAATGATTCCAACAATAAATGTGATTCAGGCTATAAATCAATATGGTCGTGAAATCAATTGTGAGATTCCTCCAAATAAGAGCAGAGGTTTTCTCATCACAGTAAATGACCTACTAGCAGTTATGAGAAAATCGAATGGGTGAAATGGTAATATTTGATAATGGCACAGCAACCGTCCTGGGAGGAGAGTTCGAAGAACCGCAGGATATTGTTATCTATTGCGATTTATGCAATGAACCTGTGGCTATTACTCCAGAGGCTAATGACCAGGTATTTGTTACCTGCTTAAAATGTCATGCAGTGAACCATATTGCATTGACTGTCACTAAAGAGCCAGATGAGCCAACAGAGCCGTAAGCATCGTGGCTACGCCACCGAGCGTTTGGTAGCATCATATTTGCAGCAATGGTGGCCAAGCGCTAGCGTAGGAAGAGGTCAAGGCAAAGATTGCCTTAATGTTCCGTTCGACATTGAGGTAAAGGCGCGTAACTCACTTGACATTAAAGGGACACTTCGCCAAATCAAAGCACGCACTTCCAAATCGGGGGAATTAGGATTTGCGTGTTTTAGACTCAATGGGCAAGGGGAAGCATCAGTCGAGGAGTTCGTCTGTATGTTGACACTGGGTGATTTGGTGGAGTTATTACGCAAGGCTGGATATCACAGGATTCCAGGTGAGGTTGATTGGGATAAAACTTTAGTTCGTTGTGGTGATTGTGGTAATTGGAAAATCAAATGGTGGGAGTGCAAAGCCTGTGGGAAAGAAGCCGATAATGCCGATGTATGAATACCGATGCCCTATTTGTAATACACAAATGGAGTTAGAACTATCAATGGACCATGACTTAGTGCGATGCACTGATTGTGGCGCACAGGCTAATCGCATCTATTCTGTACCAGGTTTAATCTTCAAAGGAACAGGATGGGGTAAAGATGCTAAATAAAAAAGAGAATGAGTTAATAGTTGATTCAATAGTCTTGACTGGGATTAAGTCAGATATGCGTATTGACCAATTAACTAGGTTGGTTGAGGAACTACAAAATCGCATTGAAGTATTGGAGTTATCTATCATCAAATAAGAAACGCCGTCCTGACCAGCACTTATAGAAATGGATTTGACATGACCAGTACACTCAGAAGGCTAGAGCAGCCCAACTGCTCAGAGCGAACCGTGAAGCGGTTAGTTCGCTCGGTAGCAATCGTGTTAGGGAGCGCTCTATGCTTCTCTGTCGTTGGAGCATCTGCTGCGACAAACGATGCTAATAAAAGACTTACTTCAAAAGAATATGCAAAGGGTCAATTAACAGTTAAATTGTACAAATGTGTTGCGACATTGTACGGAAAAGAAAGTGCCTGGAAATGGAAAGCAGTAGGCAATATAGGTGGTACACACCAGGTATATGGGATTCCCCAAGGTAAGAGTGAGTGGTTA